CGGCACAAGGCTACTTTAGGGTGCTTGTACTTCTTCTCACTCTTCATCGTTCGCGGAGTCTGTATCGGAAAATTCGGGTTTGGGAGCATCCGGTCCGGCTTCGTAGTAATATACGTCCATGATGGGTGTCTCGGCTACAGAAGCTATCACGTAGTCCGCCATGGTGCCTTTCATTCCTTCGTCCATCTTTACGATAGAGTCGCGGAGGTCAGCAGCCTGTACCAATATGTTGGTGGCGACACGTTTTTCGGCACCGCTCTTTTCATCCAACGTGATATAGTAAAGCTTGAACTTGAACCAGCGGTCGGCGGCATCCTCGTTACTGGGGAACAACTCGCTGAAATTGGCGCGTTTCACATCGGACACGGTGAATCCGCCGCTGATGAACGGGGTCGTTTCTTCGATGATACGTGCTTCGGCTTCGGTGAAGCTGAGGGCATCCACCAGGTAGGGTTCGGTCACTTTCTTGTTCATTCCATTCTCGGCTACCTTCTCGTAGCGTACTTTGCATTCAAACCATGTGTGCATTGCCATAATCTTTTTGTTTTTAGTGAGTTAATAAAATGTTGTTATTTAAGTGCTTTCGCAATCCGTTGTTTGCGTCCATCCTTTTCGCCGATGGAGTATGCGTTTCCGTCCAACATGCGGCGGGCACCGGATTTCCATTGTCCGGCCTTCTGGCCCTGGTCTTTCAAATAGTGTTCAATCATCGTTTGATGACAGACGGTGAGAGCGGTGCAGGTTTCTTCCGCTGCTTTCTCTTTTTCCAGTTTGTCACGTACTCCGGACGCGCAGCCCAGCAGATAGGATGCCGCCCACAGATTACGCTGTCGCGGAAGGATGCGGTATCCGGCAAAGTGCTCTTTGTAACGGCGCGGCATCAGACCGGAGAATACGGTGGTGAGGAAGTTGAAGGCGTATTCCACTGCCATGCGGTTCACGTCCGTGCCGTAAACGCACATCGTGCAGGTGCCTTTCACCATGAAACCTTTGCTGTAATAGTGCTTGCAGAGCACGTTCAGCAGGTCTTGTTTCCAGCCGCAACGGTAAGGGTCGGCGGTGTTCAGGCCGCTGCTGCGACCGATGGGGCTTTCTTCTTTTTCACCGGTAGCTGCTGACTGGTACACTTCTGCCATTTCCAAATTATATTGGGTCAACAGTCGCTGGATGGCAGCAGCCGCGGCATTGGCTTCGCCTTCGGAACCGATGGCCTGCGCACCGTCGCGCAGGGCTATCAGTTTCTTTATTTTGTCTATGATGGTCTGTTTGTCCATAGGTTATTGTTTAATATAGACTGAAAGCAGCGGTGTGCCGTTTCGCTTGACAATCAGCACGGTGTTTCCGCTGTCTTCTATAATCTCCGTGGTTACCCGGCTGGTGAGTGTCTGCCCCAACCGGAGTTGGTCCAGGTATCGGTCCAGCGAGTACTTCAGGTGGTCGAAGTCATCACGTGTGCCTTCGTAGTCACATCGCTGTGCGTTTGCCAGCACGCAGATGAGGAGCTTCAGCCACTTGGGGCGTTTCTCCTTTGCGATGTTACATTTATAGGTGAGTATGGCCATTGTTGTCTGTAGTTTTGGGTTTATACTTCCATCCGTTCAGGTCGTAGAGGGCGCGGCGTGCCGTCTCGAAATCGGCGAACTCGCCCACCTCGTTGCCCTCCCAGTGCTCCGCCACCTGCCGCCACCGGATGATGCGGAAGCGGCTGT